TAATGAAAACTCAACTCCTTTGCACATTCACCCGTAGAAACAGATTCTATGATACTGTAAAATTAATCATAGAATGTAATGAAATTGTTTTTGATAAAATTTATGTGTTTCAAAATGAAGATGACCATCACCAATTAATTTGTACTTACAATGTAGAGTATGATGAAAATTTTATAGAAGGAGTACCTGACACTATATCACTCCACAGAAAGAAACAGACAAATACTTTATATACAATCAATGCATTGAATGAAACTATTAGAGAATTGAATAATGGTAAGTTAGATAAGAGTTTTCCAATACCTTGGGAAAGTTATCAAAATAGTTTACTACTGACAAATGAAGAAGGCCTCAATAAAATAAGGACAAGAATTTATACTATAGTAGATGTAAAAACTTGGGATAATACCGAAAAATAAATTGTATTTTTCGGAAGTTCAATAATATATATTATTGATGAAGGTTGTTTTAATAACAACTATGAATTGTAAATTAATAAATAATAATAAGGAGATACAAAATGGATCTAGACGCAATTCGCAAGAAACTCACACAACTACAAACAACAAACACACGGACTTCAAATCTTTGGAAACCCTCACCTGGTAGAACTCAGCTGAGGATTTTACCGTATAAGCACAACAAAGATAATCCGTTTATTGAGTTGTACTTTCATTACGATTTAGGAGATAGGTCTCATTTATCCCCAGTCAGTTTTGGTCGCCCAGACCCGATTGAGGAGTTTGCTGATAAGTTAAAGACAGGTGGTAATAAAGAAGATTACCGACTTGGTAAGAAACTTGAAGCTAAGATGAGAACCTTTACTCCAGTAGTAGTTCGTGGTGAAGAAAGTGAAGGAGTTAAGTTTTGGGGATTTGGTAAGATGGTTTATCAAGAACTACTTTCTATTATAGCTGACCCTGATTATGGTGACATTACTGACCCTGTAAATGGTAGGGATGTTTCTGTAGAGTTCAAGACAGCTGAAGAAACTGGTGCTTCATTTCCTAAGACCACTATTCGTGTAAAACCTAATCAAACACCTCTCACAGACGATTCTTCTTTGTTAGAAAATCTCTTGGATAAACAGATGGATATTCGTGAGATATATCAAGAAAAAACTTATGATGAGTTGACAGAGATATTAAATGATTGGTTAAATCCGTCAGACGAAAATACAGAAGGAAGTGAAGGAGTAGAAGAATCATCTACTGTTACTGAAAATGTAGTATCTGACGCATCAGCTGCATTCGACGAACTATTCAATAAGTAGGTCTGAAAATGACTTCACGAGATGAGTTAGCTAGTATATTAGCTGACAATCTAAATAAACAGTTTAGCGAATCAAAAGTAGCTTACTTTCTTGATGGTACGGATATAACACCTACCGATATAAAGGAGTTTGTGTCCACAGGTTCAACAATGTTGGACTTAGCTATTTCAAATAAAGCGCACGGTGGAATAGCCGTGGGTAGAATCACTGAAATTAATGGCTTAGAATCGAGTGGTAAATCATTACTTGGTGCTCATATCCTGGCAGAGACACAAAGACAGGGTGGGGTAGCAGTATACATAGATACAGAAACTTCTGTAAGTACTGAGTTTTTAGCAGCTATTGGTATTGATGTAAACAACATGCTCTATCTTCATTTGGAGACAGTAGAGGATGTTTTTTCAGCTATAGAGGAGATAGTAGCTAAAGTACGTGAGTCGGATAAGGATAGACTAGTAGCTATACTTGTAGATTCATTAGCTGGAGCTACAACTAAGGTAGAGTTGGAAGGTGACTTTGATAAAGAAGGTTGGGCAACAGCTAAAGCTATCATTATATCAAAAGCTATGAGGAAAATCACACAGATGATTGGTAGAGAGAAGATAGCTCTTGTCTTTACAAATCAGTTAAGACAAAAACTTGGTGTGATGTTCGGTGACCCTTGGACTACAAGTGGTGGCAAAGCTTCAACTCGAATCAGGTTAAAAAATCTTGGTCAAATCAAGGATACTGGTAAGAATACAATTGGTATGAAAATCAGAGCTCAAGTAATCAAAAATAGATTAGGACCTCCGATGAGACATGCCGATTTTGATTTGTATTTTGAAACAGGTATTGATGACCCTGGTAGTTGGTTACGAGTATTAAAAGACCACAAGTTAGTTAAAAATAGTGGTGCTTGGTATACTATGGATGACCATACTGGAGAAGAAATCAAATTCCAATCTAAGAATTGGTCAGAAAAATTATCAGATAAAGATTTCAAGAATCACATCTATGATATGATATGTGACACTCTTATTCTGAAATATGACCAAAGCTTTGGAATAGATGATGTAACGGTTACAGTTGACGAAGTAGAAGATGTTTGATGCCCAATGATAGATATATTTCTATACTCGAAGAGATAAAAAGAAAAGGCGGTCAAGTAGATAACGGTGAACCTAATGATAAAGTACTGATAATAGATGGACTGAATACCTTTATAAGAGTATTTAGTGTTTTACCAACTACTAACGCTGATGGAATTCACGTTGGTGGAATAGTTGGTTTTCTTAAGTCAGTTGGTTATTCCATAAAAACGTTAAGACCCACTCGTTGTATCATCGTATTTGATGGTAAGGGTGGGTCTCACCGCCGCCGAAAACTATTTCCTGAGTACAAGAAAAGAAAACGTACATCATATAGAGTAAACCGTGTCGAACAGTTTTCTTCACAAAAAGATGAACGACACAATATGATTCTACAGCTCAAAAGGTGTGTAGAATATTTAAGTTTACTTCCTCTTACGATATTCAGTACTGAAAACATAGAAGCTGACGATGTTATAGCTTATATAACAAAACAGGTACTAACAGAAAGTAAGATTACTATAATGTCTACAGATAAAGATTTCTTACAGTTAGTTAATGAAAGAATTTCTATATGGAATCCTGTTAGAAAAAAGTTATATAATCCCGAAGGCGTCTTAAAAGATTATGAGATAGCACCAAACAATTTTCTATTATATAGAGTATTAGATGGTGACAAATCAGACAATATACCAGGAATACGGGGAGCTGGTATCAAAACAATACAGAAGTATTTTGATTCTGTAATGGAGAGTGAAAATTCGAATGTAAAAGACTTGTTGGTATTAGCAGAACAAAAAAAAGACGAGTTTAAATTATATAAAAATGTATATAATAATAGGGAGCAAGTGTTATTGAACGAGAAGTTGATGCAGTTACATAATGTTAATATATCAGCTTCAACAAAAACAAAAATTGTTAGACAGGTAAATGGTCCTATACAAAGAATGATAAAGTTTAAGTTTCAAAAAATGTTTATGGAAGATAAGTTATATTCTGGTTTACCAAACTTAAACAGTTGGTTGATGACTACTTTTAATAGGTTGAATAGAATGGCAGAGAAGTCTCATGGGTAGAAAACGTATATATTTTACAGAGGACGAAAGAAAAGAAGCACAACGTCGGTGGCAGCTGGAATATTATTATAGAAATAGAGAACGATTGAAGAAAGAAGCTAGAGAAAGATATAGAAAAAAGAATTATCAAATAATGGAAAATGAGAGGGTTAAGAAATTATATGGAGAGTGAGCTAATAAATGACTGATACATTAACAAAGTTTGGTTCTTCATTTCAATCAAAGATTATAATGTCTTTATTGAGTAATAAAGAATTTATACAAACTATATCTGATATTATAGAACCAAGTATTTTTGATTCGGATGCAAATAAGTGGTTGGTTAAATCAATAAAAGATTATTTTATAGAGTATAAAACACCTCCGACTCTTGAAGTGTTAAAAATAAAAGTAGGGGAAATAGAAAATGATATATTAAAAACATCGGTTATAGAGAAATTGAAAGATGCTTGGAATCACAGAGAAGCTACAGATTTGAATTTTGTAAAAAAAGAAGTTTTGACTTTTTGTAAAAATCAGTCATTAAAAGAAGCTATTGTAAAGTCAGTTGACCTGTTACAAAATAAAGAATATGATGAAATTAAAGTAATCATAGATAAAGCGTTAAAAGCAGGGACTACAAAAGATATTGGACACGATTATTTAACTAACTTAGAGGAACGATTAACTAATAATGGATGGTGGTTTGGGTAAGGGAGAACTTGGAGTTATTGTGGCACCAGCAGGTGTGGGTAAAACTTGGTGTTTACAAGCTATCGGAGCGAGTGGGGTAAAACAAGGATTATCAGTAATACATTATACATTAGAATTAAACCAAAGTTATGTGGGTCTTAGGTATGATACAGTTTTTAGTAGAATACCTACAACAAATATAAAATATTATAAAGAAGAAGTTGAAAAGAAAATTAAAAAGCTTAAAGGCAATTTGATAATCAAATATTTTCCAACCAAGTCAATTGGTGTTCAAGGAATAGAAGCTCATTTGAAACAAGTAGAAATACAGGGTATAATTCCAGATTTGGTTATTGTAGATTATGCTGATATATTAAGAGGTGTGGGTACAGAGAGAAGATTTGTTTTAGAAAATGTGTATGAGGATTTAAGGGGATTAGCAGGAGAAGTTGATATTCCTATATGGACAGCTTCACAAGCGAATAGAAGTTCATTAGAAGAAGATATAATTGACGCGACAAAAGTTTCAGAATCATATGCAAAAGTTATGATTGCGGATTTTGTGGTTTCATTATCAAGAAAAGTAGAAGATAAAATAGCGAATACAGCACGACTTCATATAATTAAAAATAGGTTTGGGTTGGATGGAGTTACTTATCCAGCAACTATGAATCCAACTACGGGAGTACTAGATGTGTATGATAACCAATCTGTATATGGTAAGGAGACACAATCTAAGATGGATAATTCCGAAGAATATTTAAGAAAGCAGTTAGCTAACAAATATAATGATATGAATAAAAATGTAGATGGTTTTGAATGATAGATTATAGTATATATTATATTTACTAATGACACAGAAAAACAAATGATTATAATTTAAGGAGATTTGTTATTTATGGATAAGTTTCAGTTGTCAGAAAATTTCATTAACAAATATAAAAGAAAAAAACCACCATTTGGTTTTAACGGTTTAGGTGAATTGGTTTATATGAGAACCTACTCAAGAATTAAAGAGAATGGAAAAAATGAGCAGTGGTGGGAAACAGTTCGTAGAGTTGTAGAGGGAACATATACTATGCAAATGAGTTGGATTAATCAATACCAACTTGGTTGGAATCCTTGGCAAGCACAGCGGTCAGCACAAGAAATGTATGACCGTATTTTTTATATGAAATTTTTACCACCTGGTCGTGGTCTTTGGGCTATGGGAACTCCTATTACAGAAGAAAAGGGTCTGTATGCTGCTTTGAATAACTGTGCATTTGTATCTACATCAACAATTAAAGAAGATTATGCTAAACCATTTTGTTTTTTAATGGATGCTTCAATGTTAGGAGTTGGAGTTGGTTTTGATGTAAAAGGTGCTGGTGAGGTTTTGATTAAAGGTCCTAATTTAGGTAGAACAACTGAAATATATGATATTCCAGATACAAGAGAAGGTTGGGTAGAATCTGTTAGATTGTTGTTAGAGTCATACTTTCACGGTACAACAATAGTTGAGTTTGATTACACAAAGGTACGTCCTGAAGGAGAACCAATCAAAGGTTTTGGTGGGGTATCCAGCGGACATGAACCTCTAAAAGAGGTACATGAAACTGTACGACAGGTATTGGATGAAAATATCGGTTCGCCTATTTCTATAACAGCTATTGTTGATATTATGAACTTAATAGGAAAATGTGTAGTAGCTGGTAATGTCCGTAGAACAGCTGAGATTGTATTTGGTGACCCATTTGATGAAGAATATTTAGATTTAAAAAATTATAAAGTAAATAAACATAGAGAAACTTATGGTTGGACTTCAAATAATTCAATATTTGCTGAAATTGGTATGGATTATAATGATGTATGTAAAAGAATAAATGGTAATGGAGAACCTGGTTTCGCTTGGTTAGAAAATATGAGGGGTTATTCCCGTATGAAGAACGGTGCAGATCACAAAGACCATAGAGTAGCTGGTGGTAATCCTTGTCTGGAACAAAGTTTGGAGTCCTATGAACTTTGTTGTCTTGTAGAAACATTTCCAGTTAATCATAAGAATTTAGAAGATTATAATAGAACATTAAAATATGCTTATCTCTACGCTAAGACAGTAACACTTGGTAAAACACATTGGCCTGACACCAACAGAGTTATGTTGAGAAATCGTAGAATCGGATGTAGTGTGAGTGGAGTAGCTCAGTTTATAAGTAAAAACGGATTAGAAGAGTTGAGGTCATGGTTAGAAAGTGGTTATGACACAATACAGGGTTGGGACAAAATGTATTCAGATTGGTTAGCAGTACCACGTTCTATTAAAACTACATCAGTAAAACCGAGTGGTACAGTTTCATTGTTAGTAGGAGCTACACCTGGTATGCACTATCCTGAGAGTCGTTTTTACATACGTAGAATGAGATTGTCTAAACATAGTTCCTTGATTGAACCATTAAAAAAAGCAGGATATAAAATAGAACCAGCCTTTGGTTCAGAAGATACTACAATGGTGGTAGAAGTACCAGTAGATGTAGGTGAGGGTGTAAGAACAGCTAATGAACTTACAATATGGGAACAATTCAGTTTAGCCGCATTCTTACAACGACATTGGGCAGACAACCAAGTTAGTTGTACAGTTACATTTGACCCAGAAACAGAAGGAGACCAATTACCAAATGTGTTGAATTATTTTCAGTATCATTTGAAAGGTATTTCTTTATTACCTAGGTCAAATGGTGGTGCATATAAACAGATGCCTTATGAAGCTATTGATGAAAAGACATATAAGAAAATAGTTAAAGGATTAGGATTTTTGTCGTTTAGACAAATAGAAGGTAATGAAGCTGTTGTAGATAAATTTTGTAATAATGATGTGTGTGAATTACCAGGAGAAGTATTACAAAAAAGTTCTTGACTTTCTCGTGAAATTTTAGTATATTAAGGTTATAATAATGTATCAAAATATTCATTTTGACCCATATAAAAAACAAATACATCTTTGGGATGATGAAAAGGGACATATAGTTTTCCCTTATAAAAAATATGCTTATGTAAAGAATAGTAATGGTGATTCTGTTTCTTTGTATGGTGATAAAGTAAAAAAGGTATATAGGTGGGATGACGACCAACCTAATTTATTTGAATCCGATATAAATCCTGATATGAGAGTATTGGTTGATATGTATACAGATTCCGATGATATTTCTATAGGTCATAGAAAGATGTATTTTGATATTGAGGTGGAAGTTACTGAAGGTTTTCCAGATCCGAAAAAAGCTGATAATAAAATATACTCTATCGCGGTGTATGATGACGTAACTGATGAGTATTTTTGTTATGTTCTCGGTGAAGGTAAGGACAACTATAATACTAATAATATATTTGTAGAATTCTTCTCCAGAGAATCAGCTCTACTAAACAGTTTTTTTGTAAAATATAATGAAATAAAACCGACAATTATAAGTGGATGGAATGTAGATGGATTTGATGTACCATACTTGTATAATAGAACAGTAAAAGTTCTCGGTAAAGATATAGCCAATATGCTTTCACCGATTCACCAGGTAAATTGGAGAGACTGGCAGAGTAGATATATTATAGCTGGAGTATCTTGTTTGGATTATTTGATTCTATATAAAAGATTTACATTCATACAAAAATCATCATATAGATTAGATGATATAGCAAAGGAAGAAGTGGGTGATGCAAAGATAGGTTATGAAGGTACATTAAATGATTTGTATGAGACAGATATACAAAAATTTATTGATTATAATATTAACGACGTTAAGCTTATTAAAAAGTTAGATGATAAGTTGGATTTTATTACTATAGCTCGTGGTATTTGTCATTTGGGTCATGTTCCTTATGAGGATATTTTGTATTCAAGTAGATATTTGGAAGGAGCTATATTAACATACCTTAAAAAAATTGGAGTTATAGCACCAAATAGAGACCCGAAGGGTAAAGAACTTATAGGTAGAGATGAAAAGATAATAGGAGCTTATGTCCAAGAACCAAAACGAGGTAAACACGATTGGGTATATGATTTAGATGTTACATCTATGTATCCCTGTATTATTATGAGTTTAAATATATCACCCGAAACAAAAATAGGAAAGGTTATTGGGTGGGATGCAAAGCAATATGTAAAGGGAGTTAAGAAAACCTATACTATTGAAATGGGTGGTAAGGAATGTGGTAAGTTTACGACTGAAGAATTTCAGAAGTTTTTTGGAAAGAATGAAGTGTCTATTTCAGCGAATGGTATTTTATATAGAAATGATAA